GTGTTTTTTTACCTGCCATTTAATTCTCCTCCTCGGTAAGTGCGTACACGCGAATGACTCGGGCGTGTGCGGCTGGGTGGGTGGCCTCGGTGAACCCTATGGCCTTGAATTTTTTGGACTTGAAGACCGACCCGAGGACACTCGGGTGCAGCTCTGCGGGCAAGCGCACCTGTGACCGAATGTCATTGATGCACACTGACCCTCTCTCCCGAGCTATCTCAACAGCTAGTGCTCGGCAGTGAGTTAGAAACGCTGTGTCTCTGTGCTCAAAGAGACTCAGCTGGGCGTCGCGCAGGGCGCGGCCCATTGTCAAATCGGACATGGTCGCCTCCCTACTCAGCCAGGTAGGCGAGAACCAGCATCGCGCCAAAAAGCGCGTAGAGGATTACTTCAAAGATGGATTCGGCCAGCTGCTGGCGACGGTAGGCGTCGAGCGTGGCCTTGATGCGCTGCTCCGACCAGGGCGTCAGAGAGTCGTTGTGCGGTGCGGGAGTCTTGTGTTTGTCGCCAGAATAGTCTGAATACAAATTATGCGACAAACCCAACCTATTGTGTTTGTTCGACAAAAAGTCGGAATACACATATGCGCGGGTTTCCCCCCGTGTAGCGTCATGTTTATGCACCATTTTCTACCCTTTCCGTGGTCATTACAGCTAGTTGTAAAAATTCAAACGGGTATTTCCGTCTGACCTACTGCATCTAGTAGTTGTTGCCGCGCAGCTTGTTGTACTCAGACTTGCCGACTTTCTTCTCATTGCGCTGGTGAAGCTGGCGCTTGGCGGCTTCCATCGCGTACCTGGCTTCAAGCACGCGCCAGATGTCGGTGCGGTCGTCTTCCCAGGCGATCTGGGTGAGCTCCTTGGACAGCTCGCCAAAGATCTTGGCTGCCCATTTCACGTCATCTATGACCAAAATCGGCACATCCATCCGGCAGTTCAGGCCGCGACCAACCCGGTTGAAATACTTGGCCACGGTCTTGCGGTCTAGGTCGCGCATCCCATCAAGCGGCTTAACAGGTTGATAATCCATTGATTTATATCCTTATAAGTCTCGTACTGTACTTTTAATCAGTATATCACCGAGCAATATGCAGCCAAATTATTTGATCCTTTTGAGCAAGTTCGATACCTGGCTGGGGTGCCAATCGGTGTTGCCGCGAGGTGTCTCGACGCCGCGAGCTGCCAGTGCTGAAGCGATGTCGCGCAGGGTGTCGGCGCCTGATTTGCGAATGATGTCGCGCACGATCGGGCCGACCTTGTCAGCATAGGCGTCTGCTTTGGCTTTGATGGACGCAACGCCCACGGCGCTGCCGATCTCAGGTGTTGGGCTGCCGAGCTTCTTGCCCTGGCGCTTTAACGCTGCCAATGCCTGCTTGGTGCGGTCGCTGATGCGCCCTGCTTCGTACTCGGCAAACACCGACATCATTTGCAGAAACGTGCGGTCAGCTTCTGGCATGTCGGCGCACACAAAGCGGATCTGGCTGTTGAGCAGGGTGCTGATGAACTGAACGTCGCGTGCCAGGCGATCGAGCTTGGCGACGACCAGGGTGGCTTTCTGCTTGCGTGCGAGCTCGAGTGCAGCCTTGAGCATTGGGCGCTCATGCAGCTTCTTGCGGGTACCTGATTCGATCTCGGTGAACTCGCCGATCACAGACCAGCGACCGCCGTTGAGAAACGTGGTGACCAGCTCGCGCTGGGCGTCTAAGCCAAGGCCTGATGCGCCCTGCTTGTCAGTGCTGACGCGGTAGTAAGCGACGAACTTGCCATTGTGGGGTGCCATAATTAAGCCCCCCGCTTGTCAAATAAATTCGTGGCTGCGTCAAACGTCATGCCCTTTTGAACATAGCGCCATGCTTTGGCTATGCCGCCTTTGACATGGCTGCTGTAGTTTTCGCAGAGCTTGTAAACGCCGAAGGTGTCGCCGTCTTGAACTAAGGCGTACTGGATGCCGCGCTTATTCGTTGTGACTTTGATTGCTTTCATGCTGTCCTCCTGTCCATCGGTAGGGTGCTGCGCGATTGCAGTAAGCGCATTGTGCATATATCTCGGAGCTATGTCAACAATCCAAACGTCGCCTTTGTTTTTCGTTATCTATTTGACACCAATGGCATCTTTTGGATTTTGGATATATATTCGCGCAATCGACCCGATTGGAGTTTGTATGGACAAAAACTACCGGATGTTCCTGATGCGGATGCGACCGGAGGTGCGCAGGTTGCTTGACCAGGCAGCGGACGAGCAGCGCCGCAGCCGCACCAGCATCCTCGAGGAGCTGATCGTTGAGGCCTATGGCAAGCGTTATGAGGGTGCTGACGCCCGTTTGAAGCGCCTCCTGGGCGAGCCTGCATGAACGGTCGCGGCAAGCGTGCCAAGGGTGCAGCCGGTGAGCGCGAGCTCGCCGCCCTCCTCTCTGATCACCTGGGCTTTGTGGTCAAGCGCAACCTGGGCCAGGCGCGTGATGGCGCTGATGATCTGACCGTGCAGCACTTCCGGCTGGAAGTGAAACGACAAGAAACCTTGAGGATTGACGAATGGAGCAAGCAGGTCGAGAGCTGCGCACAGCCTGGCGAGATCCCGGTGCTGGCGTACCGCAGGAATGGTCAGCCCTGGCGTGTCTGCCTGCGGCTGGAGGACTTCATACCGATGATGCGCGACCAGCTCAAATGAGCTGGGAGTGGATCGTCAAGCAGCTGCAGGGCGAGCGCACAGTCTTAGCCAAGGCTGGCGGCAGGTTGGTAATCGGCATTGGCATGAACGGCAGGACGACCAAACCGGTGCGCACTGAGCTTAGAGAGTTGATCGTGGAGATCCTCGAGGAGTCGGGCGAGCTCTCAACGCAGGATCTGTACGACGAGGTATCGGCTGCAGGCATGGAGCTCACCCGCGAGGCCTTGTACTCGGTCTGCAGAAAGATGCTGGTCAAGGGTCAGCTGCAGATGCGCAGCGTGCCGAGGCCAAACCAGTTTGGGAAAGGGTTGAGTCTATGGAAAACGAAATGAACTGGCCGCCACGCTTCTGTACCAGCTGCCAGGTAATGCGAACAGTCGAAGGAGGCGTATGGGTGAAGATCGAACGAGGCAAGCGACAGCGCTGGGTGTGCCAGTGGTGTCTAGCCAAACGTGCCACAGCTGCCGGCACAGCGTCGGCCACGCCGAAGGTCTTTGGTGCCAACTGTGGGATTGCGAGTCGTTAGGAGATTGTCATGAGTACGAATACGAGCCTGGTACCGATGCCGGCGAACGATAAGAAGAAGCCCAAGACGACCGCTCAGATCCAGCCCTCGGTCTGGAACCCTGAGTGGAAGTACACGTCGGCAGAGAAGACCGACCTGGCGAAGAAGTTTCGCCGCATCCAGCGCGAGCTCAAGGAAGAGGCCGCGAAGAAGGTGCGGAGGATCAAATGATGCGTCGGGTGAAGAAGCTCTGGTGCTGCTTCTGGCTGTGGAAACAGTCAGGCCTGCCAGTGATGGCTGCAGTTAAGGCGACCAGGCGTCATCACAGGCGTTACCTTGGCCGTTAGCCACTGTCCAATTTGCAATCGGAGCCATTGGCAGCCGAGGACGGTCGAGCTGGGCGGTGAGCAGGTCTGCACGCACAGCGAGGCCTGGCGATTTGAATGCGAAGTGAGGTGGGCTCTGCGCCTACCTGACAAAGCTAGGAAGCCGCGCATTAGCAAGCTGGATTACCTGAACGGTGTCGAGCAGCAGCGTGGCACAGAAGAGCGCACAAAGCTGCGCAACGAGATGGTGAGGAGGTACACAGGTGGAAAAGCCAAGAATTAAACACAAGCTGCTGGACGCGCTGATGAAGGAGTTGTCAGCCAGGAACGATGCAGACATCAGTCGGCTAATGCGCTGGCCGCAAGGCTATGTCAGCAAGGTGCGGCATGGCCATCAGCCGGTGACGCCCAACCGGGTCATTGAGATCCACGACGCGCTGGGCTGGTCGATCAAGAAGATCAAGGGGCTCTTATGAGTTACATGTTCGCAGCCATGTTTCTGTTTGGTGCTGGCGTTGCCGTGCTGGCTATCTGTATTGCGCTATGGATCGCGCTGCTAACAGGGGATGAGCCATGAAAAACCGTATAAGGAATTCGGAAAACCGTATACGGAATTCTGACATCAGTGAATCGCTTGCAGCTGCGGCTCCCGATCTGCTTTGGTTTGCCCAGCAATACGTTAAGTGCTTTGAGGAATATCTGGTAACCAATCAAACTGGGGCTGAGTTTGACATTGCAGGGTTGTTGGCAGAGAGGGCGCGGACTGCCATCGGTAAAGCTACTGAGGGTTTGCATTGAACGCTCTACCGACCAACATCGTGGAATTCAAGCTGCCAAAGAAGCCCAAGGTCAGGGAGAAGCAGCCAGCACCGGATCAGCGCAAGGTGTCGGTGCTGCCGATCCGCGCCGTGTTCGACCAGAAGCTCACGCACGGTGGGCTGCAGGTATTGGCTGCCATCTGTGCGTTCAGCAACCGGGCTGGCATCACCTGGGTGAGTCAGACCAGGCTGGCCAAAGACCTTGGGATCAGCCAGCAGGCAGTGGCCAAGCAGTTCAAGCAGCTGCGAGCTCTCGGGTATCTGGAGACCGTTCGAAAAGGATTCAAGGGCGAGCGCACCGACACCATCCGGGTGATCTTCGACCCGAGCGTGGACGTGGCCACAGCGATCGCAGTCACCAGTTCAATCGAAGACACCAGGCCACCAGAGATGAGAAAGGAGCAACAGATGGAGCAGAACAACAGCATCGATCCAGCAGGCTTAAAACGCATTCAGGACATGATCAAAGGCGTCGTGAAGCCAGTTCAACCACCAGCAAAGGAGTACCAAATGCCCAAAGGAGATACCGTCACCGTGGCCAAAATGAAAAAGGAAATCGCTGCCGCAAAAGCAAGAAAGGAGCGGCTCAATCACAACCCAGAGGTTGTAAATGAAGAGGCCGTCCAATTACAACCTAATCACAACCTGGAGGTTGTACTGAACCCCAAAGAACGTACTAATAAGAGGTTATTAAGAGATGTTTATTTAAAAGAAGTTAAAGAGAGTTATTTAGAACTTCTGCACAACTCGATGAGTGATGACGAGATCGAAGTCACCTTGCAAGATCTGCAACAGCGCTGCCAGGCCGAGGGGGTGTCGATGCCGACCGATGGCCACCTGGTTGAAGCGATCCTGGTCACTCACGGTGAGCGTCTGATCCGCTGATGCCGCTAGGAACGACGAGAAGGTACCCACAAGGCGCGATTGAGGGTTGGGTAATGGGTAGACATGGGTGCGGTAGGAAAACGGCTCAGATCGCCTGTAATCCGAGGTTGTACAAAACCCATACGTTCGTCTGCATGTTGGACGTGTACAGCAGGCAGGGGGGCGATGACGTGTCCTGCTCGAGCCGGCACCAGGGCGCACTGGCTGCAGGTCGATCCGGAAAGCCGGCGGTGGGTAGTCTGTTGTCAGAAAGGCACCCTTTCCCCCCTCCCCCACACGGAGCGCTGGCGGGGGTCAGTCTCAATTTTTCCCCCGTTTTTCCTTAGACGGGTCTTTTGATATTTTTACAACAAGGAGTATGTGATGGCATATGAGATGAGACCTGGCAGCGGTTCGCTGTTCAAGAACGACAAGAAGACAACGGACAAGCACCCGAGTCTGAAGGGCAAGGTGATGTTGCCTGATGGCACGACGCATTGGGTGTCTGGGTGGACGAAGAAGACGCAGGCGGGTGAGACCTGGATCTCGCTGCAGATCGGTGAGATGGTCGGTGGTGACGCGCATGGGCAGGCCAAGGCTAATGGCTACCAGCCGCAGCCTGCTGGCGATGAAATCCCGTTCTGATGGCCGGCAAGAAGCAATCTTCGGTCATCCCGCCGCTGACCAACTGGGGCGGGGTCAGGTCTGTGCAGCGGCGTCTGGAGCGCTCGAATACGCTGATCCAGAACCGGGAAGCGGTGAGCTATGCCCTGCTCTGCATGGCCAACACCAAGATTT